TGAAAAAGGTATTGTACCCGAAATGTCTCGTATGGTAGCAGCACAAGTAATTGAAAACTATGCAAATGAAAATATCAGTGAAGAACTAGAGGCATTTGGTCAATTTATGTACCATGCGGAGTTGTTACGACTTGATCATCTAGATGTTTATTTAGTAGACCTACATATGGTTGAGCAACCTTACCGTGATATGTTAGTTAATGTGTTTGGCAACTTGCATAGTATGCATGATGAAGATCAAGTAGACGATGAAGATAGCAACGAAGATACCCCTCTTTAATATTTTATAGAAAGTAATTATGGCAACTAAACCAAAACCCCCTGCAAAAATGCCAAAAGTTCCTGGCAAAAAACCAAAACCTGCGTACTAAAGAAAAAGCCCCTACAGAGCAATCTGTAGGGGCTTTTTTGTTGTTTACTTCTTAGGAATCTCTTCTTGAGGAGTTTCTGTTTTGGGCAACTGTTCGTTTGCCTGCTTTTGAATCTTAACAGTTAAAGGATTACAAATTTTAGCACTTAACTCTTGTAAGCCTGCTAAAATATTGTTTGTTTCCTCAATAGTAAATTCAAACTTTAGTACTGTGTCTTTGGTTACTTCCATATTTTACCTGATTGGGCAAGCGCCAGTAGAACATTCTTCGCCCATAATTTCATCAAAACTATTGGCATTTTCTAGACTTACTGGACTTAATTGATGAACATAATTACGGAAAGTTTGTTCGTCTACAACTTCTTGAGGAAGGTAGAGGTATCCGAGATCTTTAGCTGTTTTTGTAGGATCAGTACGATAGATGAAACTAACACCTACATAGCAATCCCAATTATCTAACAACCAATCAATGATTGCAGGGACTTCTGTTGGATCATAACTAATTGTTACTGAAGTATTTTGCTGAGTCCAACTAGTTTGAATTAGTTTGTATTTTTCGAGTTGTTCGACTGCTGTGTCAAGATTGACTTCTTTTCCGGCAACTTTATGGAAAGGTACATCAGCCCATTCAACAGGGAATGTAATAAGTACACCGCTATCATCAGTGGGGTGATTAACAACGTTATAATTAGCAGCGCGCAATACTTCAACAATAGGGTCAAATTTACTAAATTGTACATTATTGAATATATACTTTCCTAGTGGTTTGTGTACACCTTCTGTGGTATCCATAATCTTGGATAGTGTTCCACTAGGTTTGATACAAGTAATGTTTTTAGGTGATGGTAAGCCAAGTTCAGTAGCCATACCAACTGCAGCTGCAGTTGCTGTACGCTTTAAATATTCATAGTCGTAACCAGTCATATCAGGGCGTTTAGCAATACCTGTTAAACCTACTCCGCATAAACGCAAGAAAGAGTTATTTAGATGCCAAGATTCTTGAAGGATACCGTCTTGTAAGTTTACACAAGTTTGGCGATAGTTAGCGCGAGCTGCAAGCCTGATGGCTGTGTGAAGTCCCGCTGTATCACCTTTGAATTTGGCAATATCTGTTTCTGTGAGATTACAGAATGATTTATTGCCGAGTAAGATTTCCACGCAAGGGTTTGCACCTTTGAACCATGGAGCACGACGTAATGCTTCAACTTCATTTATAAATCCTGGTTCTGAACCACCTGCCTCAAACATTAATCCAAAGATTTTTTCTAAATCGGCTTTTAGTGGTTTTTCTTTAAATACTAGCGAATTGTTAGATTGTTGACGATGTGAGTTGTTATACAACCACCAGTCCTTTTTTGCTACAGCAAATTCTTCCCATTCTGGTTGTCCGTAGTCGAACAAAGCAATTTCTGCACTACGGCGGCTACTGAGAATAGTACCAAGATGATTAACAATGTCGAGAATATCCATCCTACTAAGTAAGCTATCAGCACGACCATTAAGGATTGTTGCAATAGCCACGTATGCAGTTGATATAGCGCTATCGCCACTTGAGATCCATCCATAGCCTTTTAGCCTTTCCCCAGCAGGGCGTAACTGACTAAAGTCGAGTACGAGAGTATCAGCAGCGTACTTACCAGCAATAAGCTTACCGATGGACTTTGCCCAGGCTTCAGCAGAGTCGCCAATTTGAATAGTCCAAGTTTTAGTCTCTTCATCAAAGGTTTCAGTATTGTATTCATTTCCGCCCTTTGCTGTACGAGTACTGCGAACTACACGAATATTTTTAATAGGTTTTGAGAACCCATTTAATGTGCCTACAATAGGTTTAAATCCTACTCCACATCCTTGCAGTAAAAGCCATAATACATCTACTACATCATAAATAGTTTCTACGTGTGTAAATGAGCAATTAAACTGCGAAGCTTCGCGTGTTTTAGCTACATCTGTTCCGCCAAGCCATAGTGTACGACCACTCATAGCAACTTTACGATCCAGCATTAGCTGTTCAAGATCATAAAGTTCTGCGTATTCTACATCTGTAAGATCACGGCCAGCAGCACGCTGCCACAACCATTCTTGGTGATCTATAACTCGGGCTACTGTTTCCTGCCACGTTTCAAATTGTTTTCCGTCGTCTGAAGTGGGTCTATTATATGTACGACGTGTTATTACCTGTGCTCTTGTGCTTATTGCCATGATTTCCTTTATGTTCCTGTTGAACCGAAGCCTCCTGTGCCTCGGGTAGAGTCGTTCCAAATATCTTTAAAGCCTACTAGTTCAACCTTCTGTACGACAAGCTGGGCAATTCTATCACCAGCTGCAATTTTATAAGGGTCATCACCGATATTTTTTAACAAAACTTTAATTGTGTCACGATAACCACTATCAATCACGCCTACGCTGTGAGGGATAGTAATTCCCTTTTTTCCTTGAGAGCTTCTATTATACACAAAGGCTGCAAAGCCATGTGGAATTTTGATCGCTATACCCGTATCAACAAGTTTTTGCTCATTTGGATAAATTTCCAAATTTTCATAGCTAAACAAATCTGCTCCAGCATCTGTAGGATGCGCACGCTCAGGAAGTTTAGCTCCTGGTTTTAGCTGACATTCTAGTGCTGTATAACACATTGTGTTAGCATTGTAAGCACTAATAGTTGAGATAGTTGTTCCGTTCATTTTAAATATAACTCTAAGGTTTCGTCAATTTGTTTACAATTTTCAGTACCAATTGCTTCTTCGCAAAAGGTAACTAAATCCATTAATTTATAGTTCAATTCTAGTGTATCCTTACATTCGTTTAAGGCTTGGATGTATTTATATCGACCACTAATAGGGATGCTCGCAATAATATCGTAAGTACTGCCGTATTCATTAACCAATCCCACGGCTCGCTTAGGTCCAATACCAGGCACCCCAACAACATTATCACCACTATCGCCTGTAAGACATTTAATACTAATGTAGTCTTCTGGATTAAAGTCATAATGGTCATTCCAGTTATCAAATGTAACTTCTTTGCGTGTAACATAGCTAAATCTTGATACGTTAGGTTGAACTAATAAATCCCAATCTTTATCTGAGCTGACTAGCCAGATATCGTCAATGGGAAGTTTTGATTTTTTTGATACAATATATGCTGCAATATCGTCAGCCTCAACGCCTTGAAAGCGTAAAACTGGAAAGTCTGTGTTGTCAGCAATATGTTCTAGTGTTTTTGTAAAGTCCTCAAAGAACAATTCAAATGCCGCTTTTTCAGCATCTGTTTGTTCTGCAAATTTATCTTTACGATTTTGTTTGTACTCAGGATAAATAGCTTTGCGATAACTTGAAGAGCCCATATCGCCAGCAATAATTACATGAGATGCTTTATATGATTTTTTAAGACTTTGAACTGTTCGTAAGTAATCTTCAGCAAAATCTGTAGCCCCACTATGTTTATAGCGAAAGGCAAGATTTAAAGAGTCAACAACTAGCAGAGTATTCTCGGATTCTGTGATTTTTGAAAAGGTTTTTGACATATTATTTGTGTGTTAATCTGTTATTATACTACTGCTAAGCTGTTTTGTCAAGTTACAAATTGTGGTTGCTCCCACTTAAGCCAGTCTTCTAGTAACGCGACATAGAATTCATGACTTTCATGGTTATAGTAAAGGCAACGATAGTTCTGTGAGTTGGGCATATCGTCAAAAGCAACGAATACCTTGCTGCGATCAAATTTAAATATTAGCAGTGGTTTTTTGGAGACTTGCGTACCCTGACGAGTAGTCTGCTCCCAAAAATCTACTAATTGCGGAGTTTTTGATGTTAATAAGTGTGAAGTAAGGTGATCTTCCGCATAGCCTTTTACTTCTACACACCAAAGATTGGTTCGCCCAGGTACGTATAAATCGCCCTTAAGCAAATGTTTAGGGTCAAGAGCACCCGATCCAGGCACTCTTTCCCAACCTAAACCAGTGTGCTTTTTAAGTAGATCACGTACTGTGGTCTCTGTTCTAGCACCTTTGGCTCTGGGGTCAACAGCCATTACTCAGCTTTTGGCGCCTCTTGGGCAACTGGAGCAGGTGTTGGAGCAGGTGTTGGAGCAGGTGTTGGAGCAGGTGTTGGAGCAGGTGTTGGAGCTTCATTTTTAGCCGCTTTAATACCATAACGCTCAACAGTAGAATTTGAATCTACTCGAAAAGTTGCTTTGCCCTTACCTGTTACTACTACTTGAGGATACTTAGTATCTTCAAAACTAGTGCCTACAGAGATTGTTTTACCTTCTAAAGTGACAGATACGTCACCAGTAGTTTCTTCTAAAATCATATTATACCTCTATTTGGGATATGTTGTTACGTTTAATAACATTAATCTTTTCTAGTAGTGGGTGGCTAAAGCCATGACTTACTAAGAAAGTATTTAAATGTTCTTCTTGTATTAACACTTCGACTAACTTTTCTTTACCGTCAGTATCAAGTGTTTCTACAGTTTCATCCAGTATTAATAGATTGATTCTAGAACTGGACAATGTTTGCATTAGCTTTCTAATAGCTAACAACGTAGCTACATTAACTCTTGCTTTCTCACCACCACTAAGAGCCAGTATTTCAATATCTTTTCCATTATCAGTAATAACAACGTTTAATTTATCGCTGGCACTAATTTTGAAACCAATTTGAAATCTTCCATCACTTAGATCAACCAAATATTTATTTGTAATATCTTCTAAGTCTTTTACTAAACTCTCAATTTTATATGCTACTAAACCTGTTGTACTAAATGTTTTTGTTAAAACATTTAAAATACTCATTCTTTCACTTAATTCATGCAATTTACTACTATAAGTCTCTAACTCTTGATTCATTTCAACCAATTGTTTTGATACTAAGTCTACTTTAGTATTATGTGCAGTTATTTCTTTATTATGCTGCTCTGCTTCAACAACTCTGCGTTTAATTGAAACAATTGAATTTTGTAGTTCTGTAAATTGCTGTTGTAGTGTTTGTTTATCTAGTAGTATTTCTGGTAGTTCTGTATCAATCAATGTATGATACTTTTCCCAATCTTCTTGTGCTTTTTGAGCTTCTTGCCAAGCAGTTCTTTGCTGTTTAATTTGAACTATTTTTTGAGTATAACCCATAGTTTCTACAGCAGCTATTTCAGCTTCTTCAGTTTTTTCTTCAATTAATTCAGCTACTTTTTCTTCGTCAATGTCACTTAAACAAGTAGGACAAGTTCCACGCAATGCTTTCATTTTTAAAACAAATGCTTGTGCATCACTTACGGTTTTAGATAATTTTGCTACTTCTGCTTGGTAACCTTCTACACCCTCTTCAGGCTTATCAGGAACTGGAAGTAAAGTAATCTTTGATTGTAACTGCTTATAAGTATTATTTTGACTAATTTTTTTATTAGTAGACTCAATACTGCTTATACTAGTCTCTAAAGCAGCAGTTTCACTTAACAATGCTGTATTTAGTTCAGGAACTTCTATAGTTTCTTTAATAGTTAAATCTGTTTTTTCGTATTTATTTAGCCAGCTTGAAACAGTATTAACTTGAGACTGTACTCCTGCAATATCTTTTGTAAGCTGATTGTTTACTTCTTTAAATATTTCAGCAGCTTTGGTATACTTGCCTAAATTTAAAATTTCAATTAAAAACTTTTTACGTGCAGTATCAGGAGCAGTTAAAAACTCAAGACTTGACGCATTAGATTGATAAACAATTTGAGCAAAACTCTTATGATCGAAACCTAGTATATCTTCAATCATCTTATAAGTTGCTGTAGCAGTGTGTGCACTTATGTCTACAGTATCTTTAAAAAGTTTTACAGTTTGAGCAGTTCCTCGACTAGATTTAATTGTATAGTCTGTACCGTCACGATTAAAATCTAATTCAATCATATAAGATTTATCTTTTACATAACGATTAAGAATATCTGCTTTTTTAATACCTTTTGAGTTTTTATTAAACAATACTTCTTCTAGAATAAGCGCAATGGAGCTTTTACCATGTCCGTTACGACCCACTAGTTGTGTAAGTGGAGCAGTAACAAAATCAATTTTATTATCTTTTCCGTAGCTAAAAGCATTAGCCCATCGTAGTTGTTTTATAGTTATCATTTATAGCTAATCTTTTCTTTAGTTCTGGTAAGCCACCAACATATTCTCCATCAAGAAAAATCTGTGGAACACTACGAGCATTAGGTACTTTTTCAATTAAATCTTTTTTAGTATATGTGCCTACACCAATCATACATTCGGCATACTCAATAGCATATGCTGTTAGTAATCGTTTGGCTTCTTGACAAGCAGGACAGTTTTCTTGTGACCAAACTTCAGCTTTATTCTGTTTCAATTTTGTCTGCATGATTTTGAAATTCCTTTAATACATTTTCAATAGTATCTTCTGGCAACTCTAGGATATATGCAAGATACTCTCGGATTTCTTCTGACATAGACATTTCTTTGTCTAAGATCAGTGCTGAATCTGTGTCGCGTTTAATTACTTTACGATCAATTAAATCTGAATCTTCTAGTTCACCAAGTTCTTGCATATCGCCTTCAACTTGATAAATTGTGTGATCGTATTCGGTTGGCGGTTTAGGGTCGTGCACAGCTACAGTCTTGCGAATAAGCTGAGGTAACTGTAATTTACGCCATTCATGTTCTAGTGTTATGGTATCCAGTATAACCACACCAGTAGCCACATTATTACGATGAAAACTAGTAGTGACGGGACTGCCAGGATAGATAATATTTTTTTGACAGTTTTCATAGCTGTGTAAATCGCCTGCTAAAACAACGTCGTAACTGGCAAATAACTCTAAATCCATTTCAGGCTTTACGTGTGGCGGAATCTCTCCGCGTACATGGGTAAAGCAAATATTTCCTCTAATAACAAAAGGATTCTTTTCAAACTCTTTTAGTTTGTTATATGGGATAAAGTCCATATTTTCCACTTTGCAGTAGTCATCAATAATTTCTACTAGTGGATTTAAACGATTGGTAACGTGTTTTAAGTTTGTTAAAAATGTTGTGTCTTTTTTAACTGCTTCGTGATTACCAGCATAAATAATTGTGGGAATTGAACAATGGCTAACCATATCAAAATATGTTTCTAGTTCTTCCATGTTCGGTAGTTTGTCAAAAACATCTCCACCAATTACAAATAATTCACATTCGCTTTGTAGCGCTTTTAGCTGCTGCCAAAGCATATTATATCGATTTTTTGCCCAATCGACAGGCACGTTCTTCTGACCCAGTTTGATGTGTACGTCAGCAGTAAATAATACTTTCATATTGCCTTTGAGACAGAAAAGCCCGCTAAGCGTATAAGTTTAGCGGGCTTTAGTTTTTTAACCTAATTCTTTGACTGCTTCTTGTTCTGAAGATTCTGCTTCACCTTCTTCTAGTTGGTTAGTAGTAATCTTTTCTAACAAGGCTTTTACATCTGCTTCGGTAGGACGAGCAAACTTCTCATCAATATTTTTAGCAGCATCAGCCATAGCACGTTCTTCAGGTGTTAATGGGCGAGCCTTGCAACGCAAAACTTGTAGTGTATATTCAACATTAAAAGGCAGTGGTCCTGTCTTTACACGCTTGAATACAACATCCCAACCTGTATCATAGTCAGTAGGGTCTCCCAAATCTTCAGCCGCTGTAACGATTTGCTCAAATAATTTCTTTTTGAGATTAAGAGCAACAACTTTTTGCGACTTAGGGTCAATACAATTTACAGAATAACTCCAAGAGCATTTTGCTTCTGGGAAGTACTCGGTAACGTGATCTTTTTCAATGTTATCAAACTTCTCCTTTTCACGACTAAACGCCAAACATTCAACTGGAATATCTTTGTTATTAGTGCCTTTCAGCCAATAAATGTATCGTGGAAGAACTCCGCCAATTAAGCGGACCGTATTTTCGCCATCTTTATATTCGTAAGATTCGACTTTGTTTGATTGTGCTTTACCTTTGGTATTTTTAAAGCTAAGTGCCATTTTTATTTTTCCTCGTATTTGAAGTGGATTTTGTTTTCTGTTATTTTTAGTAGCGGATTTGGTTTTATTGCGTCAAGGTCAATATCTGAATAAAATGATAGGTCTAGATATGTATAACCGTAATGTTTATATATTGCGTATGTTCTACGCCCCGCTAATCGGATGTATTGTGCTTTATAGACAATATCTGTGCTGGTATCAGTAAATAGTAGCGCAGGGTTTATTAGAAAACTATTGCCTTTTAAGTTAAAAATCGGTTTGATTTTACTGTATTGGTTTTTAGGAATAGTTTTTCTAATAAAATGCAATCTTAAAGTTTCAACTAATTTTGTTGAATCACATTGTGTTTCGGACTCAAGCAATCCAAGGTTGAAGAAAAGGGTCATATACTGAAACTTAATAACTATTATACCATTTTGGATACCGCTTGACAAGTGAAATTTTATCTACGCTAATACTTTCCAGCCTTTGCGTAGATAAAGCCCAAGCCTATCTGTGTTTTGCTTTTTATCAGCATACCCAGCAAATTGAATGTCTACTATAATCGGGTCTAGTTTGCCATCATGCATTCGCATAATCCTACCAGCAATTTGTTCTAGTAAACTATCGTTTGACATAGGTACTGCTAGAATTACACAACTTAGTATGTTTATTGAAATTCCCTCTGAAAATATTTGCCTGCTTCCAGCAATGCACATTTTTTCTTTGGCAAGGATTTGTTCCTTTGCTTTTTGTCGATCTTCAAAGCTGGTACTCCCAGTAACCAACAAACACGTTTCACCAACATACTCTTTTACCTTTTCTAGAAATTCTACTCGGTCTGCAATAACTAATACACTATGCCCCTCGGCAACGTGCATTTTAGCTATATCTGAAATAAATTGTCTGTAATTTTCGCTTTGGGTTAAGTCGGTAATCTTATCAACCCATGTTGCATTAGGTTTAAGTGTAATGCCACTTTTTACCATATGTATGGTAGGCGGTATAGTATTTGAAGCAGGAGGCTTTAGTACAGTAGTGCCAAAATAATCTTTAAATAATATATGTTTGCCGTCTTTGCGTATCATTGTACCCGACAATGCAATACGATAACGAGCATGAAAACTATCTACTGTACCTGCAAATGTAGTTGCTGGGCAGTGATGAGCTTCATCTAGGATAACTGTACCAAACTCTTTTGCAAGTACTTCAGCATGTTTTACTAAAGTCTGTATATTTGCTACTGTAATGAAATGATCTTCGTAGTCTAGGTCGCCACCGCCAATAAGACCACATTTACATCCAAACAATGTTTCAATCTCTTCAACCCATTGATCTCGCAAAGCTGCTGTGTGGGTAATAACTAATGTTTTCTGCCCAAACTTGCGAGCTAAGTGTAATGCGGTAAAAGTTTTACCCCAGCCTGGTAAGGCATTGATAAAGCAAGTATCGTTGACTTCGTCATAGATTATCTGCTGATCTTCATATAGCTCAAACTTAGGGACAGGAAACGGAGCTTCTACCAATACTCTTTTGTCTATTATTTCATACTCTTGTGGTACTAAGTCTATGCGACCTTGCGGAATAGATAAGATACCTTTTATTAGTGACTTATAATTTTTAATAGTTTCTATACTAGCAAACTTCTTTGATCCAGTGTCTTTATGTATTTTATATGTAAGTGCTTTAATAACCTGTTTAGTATGATCTACTCCTGGGTTATCCATATAAATACGATTTGAGATTACTGCTTTTGGCATTATACTAATCTCCAAGTATCTTTTTGTGGATAATCATAGTATCCGTAGAATAGGTAGCTGTTATCCATATATAATACTCCTGCATACTGTTGATAGCTTTCTGGCTGTTTCATAGTTTTGAATCTGTGTGACACACCTTCAAGTTCTATTACACACCCTATACCATCCGCAGGTAATACTTTAGTTATCTTCTTTGTTGTCAGTTTGGCGCGAGCAGTTTTCTTGTGTTGAAATACTTTTCCGTGGCTATCTATAAACCACGTTGTTGATTTTGCTAATTTAATTATGTCTACTAAAAAGTATACTGCCGAACCTATAGGAAACAATGTTACCTTACTTTGTAAGGCGAGCCTGCGTAAACCTAGTGTGGGTTTGTTAATAGACTTATCATCGACTACTCTATAGTTTGTAGTTTGTTCGGCAGTATCTTTATCACTATATTCTGACTTAAACAGAGTTACTTGGTCAACAGTTTCAGGCTGCTTCTCACCCAGCCTGAACACGGGAAATACGATCTCCTGCAACTTCATAGTAACCCTCCCAGTCACCAAAACTATAGTCATCGCCAATATCTTGGTCAACACCAATAGGTGATCCAGGAATACCACAGCCCCAATCATGTTGAGTGTTGCGTTTTAAAACTTCGCAGTACTGCTCTACGTGTTCTTCCTTAACCAATGCCACGATCGAGTCGTGGACAAGCATAAAGATGTTTGCATCAATGCCTTTTGCTTTAATTTCGTCTGCTGTTCGCATCGCTCCAAGCAAGTTAACGTCGCTGGCAAGACTCTGTACTTCGGCATTAATACCTGAACGAACTTCGTGAGCGGCAATGCCTTTATCTGAGCTAAAGACATTTGGCAATCTGCGTTTTCTACCAAAAAAGCTGTAAGTGTATCCATTTTGTTCAATAAATGATTTGCGAGTATCTAACCATTGTTTTAGTTTACTAAATTTGGTAAAGTATTGTTTAATATCTTGTCGAGCACGCTCAACGGGATAGTCTTCACCAGTAGCTTTAGATACAGTCTGAGATACCTTATTAGCACCTGAACCATACAAAATACCGAATGAAATAGCTTTAGCGCTTTGACGCTTACCGCCATACTTCTTTTTGACTTCTTCAACAGGACACTGTAAATCAAACACCATTTTAGCAATAGTTGAGTGAAAGTCTCCACCGCTAGAAAATACTTCTTGTAGATTCTTATCACCACTTAACACAGCTGCATAATACATCTCGGCTGTGGTCAAGTCTTGCGAAACGATCTTAAAACCCGCTGGAGCTTTGATGCAACCTTTGATAATAGGATTGTCGCGAGGTATTTGCTGAGCGTTGAACTTCCCAGAACTACTAAGCCTACCGCTAGTAGTAAATATAAGATTAAAATTTGTACGTATGCGACCATCACGGTCAAGCTCTGGTAAAATCTTTGAAATATAGGTGTTTTGGATTTTTCCAAGTTGTCGCACCTTTAAAATCGCCGCAGGGAGTGGGTGCTCTTCTGACAACTGGTCGAGTACCTCAGCATCTGTTGAGATTGCACCTGTAGCAGTTTTCTTTCCAGTGGGGGATAAACCAAGATAGTCAAAAAGAACAACGCGTAACTGCATAACACTGTTGGGATTAAA